TTCTCAAATGCAGCGGCAGACGGGTGCGGCCGTCGAAACGTTCCGGAACGAAACGGTGAAGTCGAACGCTCAGACGGTTGCAGCGTTCGCGATGGCGCTCCGCGAAAACACGGTTGTCATGGGGCAAGCGTTGTCCTCCATCGCTGCGGCTGCCGGCAATTTGAAGGGGATCGAGCATGCGCCTAACGATCATTCGCGCTGATAACTTTGTCAGCATCGACGGCCGCGGGCTGACGGTCGATTGCTCGGCACTGCCGGAAGGCGTCGCCGCGGTCCAGTGGAAAGACGGTGCAGGCGAGGTTGAATTCGATGCGGATGCGCACGGCGATCTTCCGCCCAATGAGAGGATCACGTCGATCGAGGCTTATCAGGCCGTCATCGTCGCTCACGCATCAGCCGCCGACGCGATTGACAACCCCGGACCGCCGCCGGCTCCGACGAAGCCCCAGCTGAAGGCCGTAGCTGCCGCACAGCGCTATCGTTTGGAGGTCGCCGGCGTAGCTTGGGACGGCCACATCATCGCGACCGATCGCGAAAGCCAGACCAAGTTGCTGGCTGAGTTCGTCGCTATTGGTGCCGCGATGCGCGCTGATCCGTCACCATGGAAATTCGCCGGTGGCGAGTTCGACCAACTGAACAACGCACAGATGGCCGCCGTCATCGTCGCAGCCCGTTCACACATCGCCGACGCTTTCGATCGCGAACAGAATGTCATCACGCAGATCGAGGCCGGCACGATCTCCACCGTCGCGCAGGTCGTCGCGGCGTTCGAAGCTTAAGCCAGTAGACCAGACCAATCCTTCACCAAGGGCCGCCGCAGGGCGGCTTTTTCCATTGGAGCAACGGAAATGACTGAACCGATTTTTGGCATCAAGTTTAACCGGGACAGCAACGAGCCGCGCCCGGTAGTCCCGTCGGACCTTTCGGTCATCGGGCTTGTGCTTCCGTCAGCGGACGCCGATGGCGACGTGTTCCCTCTGAACACGCCGGTCGAGTTCAATTCGAACAACTCCGCGTCGCTCGCGGCCATGGGCAGCGGCCCGCTCTACAAGGCAGTAACCGCGATCAATGACCAGCTGGGCGAATTCCAAGTCGCCGCTCGCGTCGTTGCGGTGCGCGTCGCTCAGGGCGGCGATATCGACGAAACGATCGCCAACATCATCGGCGATCAGGGTGATGGCACCGGCCTTTATGCCCTGCTGAAAGCCGGGCAAATCCTTGGCGTCATTCCGCGCATCATCGGCGCTCCGGGCTTCACCGGGAAGTTCAACCGCGTTGGCGGTTCGACCGGTGTGACCAGCGCCGCGAAGACCGGTGGCAACACCGGCAACGGCGTCCTGACGCTGGCTTCGCCGGGTTACGGCGGCAGCGTGAAGGCCGGTGTGTATCAGGTGCGGTGCATCGGCGGCGCTCGATCGGCATCGTCCGCGGCCAAGGCCGGCGGAAACACGGGCAATGGTGTGCTGGGCAGCTTGACCGCGGATGACACGGCAGCGACCGGCGCGTGGCGCGCAATCTGTCAGAGCGTGGCGGCGAATGCCGGCGCGTTCGCTGTGTACCGACCGGACGGCACATTCGACGGCATCGCTCTTGTCGGCGTGGCGTACACCTCTCCGACCGGCGTCAACTTCACGATCGCTGACGGTTCGGCCGACTTCATCGTCGGCGACGAATTCGTCATCACGGTTGCCGCGGCTGTGCCGGCGAACGGAGGCGTCTTCAGCGTCACCGACCCGGATGGCGTGGTACTCGCGACGGCGACTGTCGGCGTTGCCTACACGGGCGCGCACGTCCGGTTCACGATCGCAGACGGCGCTACCGACTTTGTGATCGGCGATGGCTTCAACCTGACCGTCGTGCTCACGGGCGGCATCGCGGAAGCGAACCCGATCTGCGCCGAACTCCCGGCCATCTGCAACGTGCTGTTGGCTCACGCCGTCGTCGGCGGCCCGGGCACCACGAAGCAGGACGCGATCGACTGGCGCGAGACGATCAATTCCGATCGCTTGATCCCGGTCGATAACTACGTCCGCGTCGTCGAAGGCACGCAGACGGTGGAAGAGGACGCGGCCTCACGCGTGATGGGCATCGGCGTGCGGAAGGACTACCAGCATCAGGGCATTCCTTCGCACTCGTGGGCCAATCAACAGGTGCAGGGCATCGTCGGATTGCGTCGCTACGACGCGTTCTCGCTGACCGACGGCGCGACCGATGCGCAGGAACTTCTGGCGGTGAACGTTGGCGTCGTGATCCGCGGCGAACTCGGAGTGGAAACCGCAATCGCGTCTTCCGGCTTCATCTACGTCGGAACCGACAACGCGGGCGACGATCCGCTGTGGCAGTTTTACAACGTGACCCGCATGCGCGATTACATCCATCTCGCGCTGCTGAAGTCCCTCCGCAAGCGGCTGGGCGTTTCCAACATCACGCCGCACGCTGTTCAGGCGATCGAGAACGACATTACGTTCTTCCTGTCCGACCTGAAGGCCGACGAACACATTCTCGGCTTCCGCGTCGGTTTCGAGAAGGACAAGAACTCGCCGGAACAGCTGCGGCTTGGCCACCTGCGCATCTTCTTCCAAGCGGAAGAGCCGCCGGTTCTGCGCAAGCTGACGATCGACAGCCGGCGGTATCGTCCGGCGCTCGAAGCGATGCTGGACACCCTCATCACGCAGGCGAACACGCTGGTCGCCTAACGGCGGCCGGCTTCACCTGAAACGCAACACCTAAAGGAGCATCGCAATGCCGCTTATCATTCAAGAGGCCGTCAACCTGTTCGTCGGCGACGACGGCCCGGGCAACGGCAAGCATCTGAACCTTGTCAGCATCAAACTGCCGTCGCTCGAGGAGAAGAGCCAAGACCACTTCGCCGGCGGCGCGATCGGCGAAATCTCGATCGGTGGTCTTGGTCTGAACAAGCTGGAAAGCACGTTCAAGATCGTCGGCTTCGACCCACAGGTCATGAGCGCGTTCGGCCTGAATGCTCGGCAGAGCCTTCCGTTTACCTGCTACGGCGGTCTGCGCGATAAGCAGGGCGGTCGCCTGATCGAGATCAAGGCGATCATGCAGGGACGGCTGGGCAAGATCGAGCCGGACGAAACGCGCCGCGGCGAACTCATGGGTCATGACCACATGATCCACGAAATCCTGCGGTATCAGCTCTGGTACGACAACAAGGAGAAGTATTTCTACGACTTCTTCACCGCCGAATGGCGCGTCGATGGCGTCTCGCAGAACGCCGATCTCCGCAACATCCTTCGCATTTCGGGTGCTGGCACCTGATCCTCTGACTGCCTTGGGAGGGGCAAGCCATGGACGATAAAGCAAACGAGAATGCCGCCGGCACCGAAGCGCCGGCGGCTGAAGCGGCGGTCGCAAAGTTCGCGCAGCAACGCAAACGCTTCCGCACGGTGCCGCTGGACTGGCCGATCGAATACGGCGGCACGGTCTACAAAGAGGTCACCGTTCGCCGCATGACGGGGCAGGAAGTTGCTGACTTCCTGTCGGCGGCAGAGCGCGGTGAGAACCCATCGCTTCCGCTGTTTGACGTGCCAAAGGCCGTAATCGACGCGCTGGACGCCGACGACAGCGATGCAGTGAACAAGGCGATGTACGATTTTTTGCCCCGATCCTTGCGTCAGGAGATCGAGCCAAGCCCGAACTCTGGCGCACCTACGTCAGCATCGCTGCCATCGGACTGAACCAACAAATTCCGTGGCTGCTCTCGGAAGACTGGTGGGACGTGCTGCGCTGGTACGACCTAGGCGCATCCGCGTCCGGATTTAAGGTGAAGCCCAATGCCTAGCTTAACTTCAGAACTCATCGTCTCGCTGATCGATAAGGTCAGCGGTCCGGCGAAGGGTGCCGCCGCCGCTTTGAACGGCGTTGCCAAGGCCGAAAAGACCTTGGCTTCTGGTGGTGCGAAGGGCGTTGACAATCTAGCGTCAAACTTGGAGCGCGTAGCGAAGAGTGCCAAGGGTCTTCAGGCAAACTGGTCGAAGGGCTTCGGCGACGAAATCGCAAAACTTGGCCTGAAGTCGCGCGATATCGATAAGCTGCGCCGAAGCTGGGACGACCTGCTTCGCTCGATCAGCGCCGGCGGCACCAA